CGTGACCCGCATCGTTCAAGTATTGTAGCTGCTCAATCTATGCAGCGTTATCTAGATATATCTAAACTTACTGGTACAAATCCAGCTTTATTACAAAAAAGTGGTTTACTTAATGCGTTGTTAAGTAACAATCAACTTGTAACAAAAACTGCTAGAGACGCTAAACTTGAAGATAATAATTTTGAATTAGATACAAATTTTAATAGTAAACTTGCAACCGCTAGTAGTCCTGAAGAAGCTGTAGCAATAATTGAGTCTTCATGGATAGACCTTGTAAATCGTAAGGGTTTAAAAGGTGCACACGATTATGTAACAGAACTTTTTAAAAGCATTGATTCTGACGGTAATCCTATTTATAATGAAAAAGCTTTGTTTGCTGCTAAGCTTGGACCTGGTGGTGCTGCTTGGGGTGATACTTGGAATAAACGCCGTGAAGAAATCCAAACAACTATTGCTAATGGTAGAGATACAGCTTTTAGAAACGAAGAATCACGTCGTCAAGCTAATGCTGTCAAAGGGTATCGTGCGGTTGATGAAGACTTAAAAGCTCAATTAGCTGCAGCAGGACCAGCTGAAGATCAAGATATTATTGCAACAGCAATCAAAGAGTTTAAAGATAAATATGAAGGGTATGTTCCCCCTCAGTTGCTAGATTTACAACGTGATGTTACCACTCAAAATAAAACAGAAGCTGAAGCAAACCTACAAATAGCACAGCAATTAGCTGCTGATGGTCAGTTAACGCAAGGACAAGTCTTGTCTATTCAAGATCCTACAATGCGGTCACAAGCGCAAGAGTTGTTAAATACACAAAACAAAGCAAGTAAATTTGGTAACGATTATCAAGAGACTTTAAAAGCTTTAAAACAAGATGCAAAAACAATTGCAGGGGATTCTCTTGAAGGTGGTTCTAGTAGTTCTGCTGTAGAATTACAATTGTTTATGGAAAAACAATTTGCAGCTTGGTATAAACAAGGTCTTGCTCAAAATAATGGTGACTCTACTGCAGCGCTGGCTTACGCTAGACAAAACCATAGCGCAGAATTAGCTAAATCAAAAGCAGGTGTTGAGGATGGTCTTTATGTGCGTGGTGTAGGTGAGAACAACGCTTCAGTATATCCAAATATTGAAAAAGAAAGAAAACGTACTGAGGCTATAATTGATGGAAATAAAGCAAACATAACAAATACTGTTAGCTCTGTTGGCATTAGTGCTTTAAATAGTCCTGGTCTTATTTATGGAGAAGCCGCCCTACGTAATCTATCTCAGACACATTATACTGGTGGTAGTATAGCTAATTTAATTACTCCTGAAGCTAAGCATGCTGCAGAATTATTAGGTGTAGGAGTAATGGAAGTTATTAATCGTCAGATTGATGCATATAATAAAGTTAATCCTAATCAAATTAATCGTATTGAAAGTCCGGCTATTGACGCAGTAAATAATGCGCGTCTTGAAACACAAAAATTATTTACTGATTTACCTACGGTTGGTAGTGTTGATCGTGGTCAAGCAGAAGTTTTAGGAGAACCTTTACGTGACCCTAATAACATGCGTAGAACTTTTGCATACATTTCTGGGAACATTGGTCCTACTTCTACTGGTCCTCATTTAGATGTTAAAAAAGTAGGAGGTGGTGAATTCTCTCCAAATGCATTGGATGAATATGTTGAAGTAAATGATCCAGAATTTGGTACTGTTCCTTTAGGCCAAGTTCCTATCACTGGTGATTTTGCTAGTCATACAGTAAGAGGTTCACACGGCATTGATTATGGTCTTTATTCTAATACTGAAGTATATTTAAAAAACGGTGCTAGAATTGTTGGTACAAGACCTTCAGTACATGGAGATGTTTTAACAATTGCGTTACCTACTGGTGACCAATATACATTTTTACACGGAAAAACAATTAGAAACAAATGAGTAATCCTTTAAACTATGGGAATCTTGAAGCGGATTATGTTCTAACTGATGAAGAAATGGAGCAGTCTCGTTCTGAAGAATCTATGCAACAGATTCAACAGAATGTAGACGAAGATCGTATGGCGCGGATGGCACGTGAATCTGAAGCAAAAATTGCTGAAGAAGCTGCAACCGCTCCTACTCTTATTTCTCAAGCAGAACAACCTGTTACGACAGAGACACAACCGCAACAACAAACCCCACCTGAACTTACGGGTTCACCTACAACTCCTTACAGAACTCCTGAAGGAAAACTTGATTACGACCGAATGGCCCGTGAAGGCGCTGAAGTAGATTTTGCTGCAGTTCAAGGTGTAATTGATTTTGCAACAGATTTGACAAATGTCTTTTTACCTAAAAGTGCAAAGATCCCTAAAGCAACTAAATATGAAAACGGTATCGCAGAAACTGTAAGAAAGATTTCTTCTGTTGTCTTACCTAATATGGCCATTGGTGGTCTTGGTATGGCAGCAGGTACAGCAGCACAAACACGTGTTGGTTGGAGTCTAGGTAATACTGGATTTATGCGTTTTATTGGTGCTCGTGGTGTCGAAGCCGGTACTGGTGCGCTTGTTGGTGCTGTCAGTAGTGAATATGAAGAAGGTGATAACCTTACAGGTTCTATTAAAAAAGCGTTGCCATCTCAATGGGATTTTATTCCTGATAGTATGGCTACACTTGATACTGATAGTCCAGACATTAAACGTCAAAAAAATGTTAATGAAGACCTTTCACTTGGTTTCATAATTCCTTTTGTTGGTTCCTTAGGTAAACTAGGTGCAGCTTTAGGTGAAGTAAAAGAACTTTTTCCTACTCGTATTGTAGGTAAGACAGCTAAAGCTCAAGGTTGGCTTGCTGATGCAGCACCCGTTGCTGATGATTTAGATGACGTTACTCGTTATGCATTAAAACAAGAGGATGCATTAGATGAACTAGGTGCTTATAACCTGTCTAAAAATCCAGACAGTGATGTAGCACTTAAAGGTGTGCACGATCTTTATGATTGGAATGAAGTAGGACAACGTACTGTAGATGACTTTGGTATTGTTGGTGCTAGTCTTGATGCAGTACGTATCTCTAAAAACCATGATACTGTATATGGCCGCCTAGGATCGGTTGCAAGCCCTCCTGCAGTTAGGTATGGTGCAACTACACCTATGGGTTCTGAAGAGGTCACCCTAGGGCTTACACGGCAGCTTAAAGATGCTGATGAGTATGGGATGGAAGCTAAGAACTGGAGCATTAAATTTGATGAAGTTGTTGCTCAAGGAGAAAATCTTGCTGTTGAGTTATTTGACCCTTCAATGGGTGTAAAACAACTTAGAGAGATTCTTAATCCTTACATTCTTAAAGGTGCAGATGGTGTAGAATATGTAGCAGAAGAAGGCTATGCATCATTGTTTCGTGCTGTATCTAATTACAGTGATGATATGTCTGGCATGGATATTGCTCGTGCTCAATCTTACCTTGCTACATCTCTTGGTGGTCAGATTTCTGACATTGCTGAAGGTATGCGCCTTAATCGTGGTTCTAGATCCGTCTATAATGCACAAGAGCGTGTTAAAGATAACTTGATGTATCTAATGAAACTTCAAGGTATTACTCGTTACTATGCTCAAAAGAAACAAGGTAACGTTCGTTTGTTTAACAAGCTATTTAAAAAAGGTGCAGAAATACCTGCATCTACAACAGATCCTGCTGAACTTGATAACGTTATTAACAGCATTCAAAAAGAAGTAGAAGTGTTTGGTGAAAACTTAGACTATCTAAAGAACACAAATCCTAAGACTGCTGAAGCTCTGATGGAATTGTACGAACTTAGTGATGGTAAAATTAATAGCATTTCTAAACTAAACGATGATATTCAACATGCGTTTACTAAGTTCCGTCCTCTTTACGATGGAAAGCCTGATGCTCCTAATATTATGATGCAAGCTGTTAGAGGTAATTTTTTTAACTCTATTCTATCTTCTTTTGGTACAGGTGCTCAAGCTTTATATGGTAACCTTGGTGGTACTGTGGCTGAACCTGTTACGTACTTTGCTGGTGCATTGTTGCGTCGTGATATGGATTCCCTTCAACGTGGTTGGATGGCATACAGTGCATTGTGGGATACTCAAAAGAAAGCAATGCCATACGCTGGTAGGATGTTTATGAAAGCATCCCAGAATCCTAATGCTGTAAAGGGTCAAACCCGTCTTGATATGGTTGTACAGTTTGAAGAAAAGCTTTCTTCATATAAAAAGATTGCAGAAGAACAAGCTGAACAAGGTAAAGAAGGTTTTAAATATCTTATAAATCAATATGAGATGATGAAACAAATGGAACAGGATCCTGTATTCAGACTTATTCCTAATACTTTTACTGGTCTTGATGGTTGGACTAACTCTACTATTGCTAATGGTCATGCACGTTTCCGTGCTATGAGTGAATTAAAACGTCTTGGTGAAGAAGCTACTCCTGCACGTATTAAAGAACTAGCAGATGTTGAATATAACAGTATGTTTGATGCTGATGGTATTATTACTGATAAAGCTGTAAAATACAATTCTAATGAAATAGCATTAAACCTTGATACTGATATGGTCAAGAGTTTAGATGAATTACTTAGACAATGGCCTGGTGCTCGTATGTTCTTCATGTTCCCTGGAACCATGGCTAACATGGTGAAGCAACTGGATGACTATGCACCACTACCACTTAAGTCTTTTCAAAAAGATGTTAATGAATTAGCTTATACTTCTGTAGCTGATTTTTCTGGTAACCCTGAACTGATGGATAATATTCTTAGCAGTCGTGGGTTTGACCCAGGTATGATGGATGCAGGTGCTAAACTAGATGCTGTCATTGACTTAAAAAATAAAACTTTAGGTAAAAAAGCTGTAGGTACTTTTATTACTGGTACTATTGTTACAGGATTACTAATGGGTAAGTTGGATATAACTGGTGATGGTCTTTACGACCGTAGTGCACAAAGGTCTCGTCAAGCAAATAGTGATTGGGAACGACGTACTGTTACCGTTGGTAGTGTGCGTCTGAACTATGAAACTATTCTTGGTCCTGGTCTTGCTAACTGGGTTGCAGCTGTAGTTAATACTGCAGACAATTTTGATATGATTGGAGAAGGTGTTACAGAACATACGTTTGAAAAACTTGCTTTTATTCTTGGAGGTTCTTTAACAAACCAAGCTCTTGCGTCTTCTTTAAGACCTTTAGTTGAATTAGCTTCTGGCAACTCATTTGAAGCAAACCGCTGGTCTGCTGGTATGATTAACTCTCTTGGTCCGCTTGGAGGATTACGTAATGAAATGGGTCGCGTGCTTGATGGAGGTCTCAAAATTGTTGAAGACGACATAGGTGCTCATATGGCAAATCGTAATCAAATTGCTGGTGTACTAGATCCTGCTAATCGATTGCCTTATATTTACAGTCCAGTTACTGGTAAAGTTGTTAACAAATATAATTTAGCAACTAGACTTTGGAACTCTTATTCTCCAATTAAGATCTATCCTGGTCAAAGTAAAGAAGAAAAGTTTTTACAAGATATTGAGTTTGATATTTCTACTACATTTAAAAAACGTGAAGGTGTTGAACTTTTACCTGCAGAACGTTCCGAACTATTCCGTTTAATGGGTGAGCAAGGTTCTTTCCGCAATAAAGTTGCTGCTATTAGCCGCTCTGCAAATGCTCGAAGCACTATTGAACGTTTAAGAAATGCACGTAAAAATGGTGTAAGTTCTGAAGACACATCATTAGATAAATTTAATCTTGTCCATTATGATCTTGGTTCTGCTTTACGTCAAGCTGAAAAAGATGCGTTTGCAGAACTAGATAGTGATATGCGTATTGCTATTGAGACACGTCGCCAAGCTAAATTAGCAGCTGAAGCTGCTGCTGAAGGAGGTAGAATACCTGCTTTAGAAGAAACAACTAACCAGTATCGTAGGTAATTTTTATTATGGCATGTACTGACGTACAAACAATTCAAGCTGGGAATGGATCGAAGACACAGTTTTCGTTTGACTTTCCCTACATTTTTAAATCTGAAATACACGTTTATTTTTGGAACGTAACTACAAAAGAATACGACGAAAAACTCACAACGGACGGTACATACCCATGGCAAGTTACTGATGCTAACCCTACTATTGTAGAGTTCACAAGTACTGCTCCTCCTTCACCAAGTGCTCCAACTGATCCAGGTGAACCAACGGTTGACAATGTAAAGATCCGTCGAATCACACAACTCGATGACATCAGTGCATTGTTTAACCCTGGTTCAGCCATTCGTTCTGATGACCTGAATAAGAACTTTGAGCAACTTCGTTATGCCATTCAAGAGGCTAACTGCCCTGGTATTCCTGATGATGTGGATGCTTATCTAAAAGAATATTATTGGGATCGTTTTGATAACACCTTATATTCTGCTGATACTTGGCGCAGTGATGATGCAACTATTGCTACCACTGCATCTTTGGATCAACGTTTTCAAGATGAAGTAAGTGAAACATTTACTAAAGCTGAACTAGCTGCTGTTAGTAACGTAATTCCTGATGATGATGTTGCGCTACCTACTACAGGCACTCTTAAAGATTATGTTGACCACGTAGTTGAAACTGACGTTTTAGTTGATAGCACTGGTCTGCAAAAAACTGCTACTGGTGGTCAAGTAACTATTGGTATTGCTGAAGGTTCGGTTGATCTTGATCGTATCAAACCAGCTGATATCATTGTTTCTGGTGAAGCTAATCCCAACAACAATACTACTATTGCTACAACAGCTAAGATCGATGACATGATCGATGCTGCTATTACTGGCGATATTGCTGTTGATAGTACTGGTTTAACTATTACTGATGATGGTGATGGTACTATTACTTTTGGTATTGGTTCTAGTTCTGTCGATTTAGATCGTATTAAAAACGACGATATTATTACTTATGCTGAACAAGAGGCAGCTTCTCCAGCTGCGGCTGATACTAATATCTTTACTGCATCTGCAGCTGCACTTCGTTTTGACACTTTTGTTCAAACTGGCACGCCTTCTGGTTCAAATTGGGAAACTGGTAAGACCTGGTTACAAAACGATGATGACCAAACCCTTAAAATTTGGAATGGTTCTACTTGGCTAGATGTTGCATCTGGTGGTTCTTTCCGAACTCAAGATAAAGTCATCTATGTTGATGCTACTGGTGGTGACGATGCTAAAACTGGTCACCGTATTAGTGGACCTAAACTAACCATCAAGGATGCTATTAACGATATTAACGCAGACATTAGTACCTCTATCAAAACTGCAGGTTCTGGCTACACTGATGGTTCATACACTAATGTACCTATTACTGGTGGTACTACTGGCTCTGGTCTGCAAGCTGACATTACTGTTAGCGGTGGTGCTATAACTGCTTGTACTGTTACTAGTACTACAACCCTTGAAGAGTATCAGATTGGTGACATCTTGTCTGCCTCTGACTCTAACCTTGGCAGCGGTGGTGGTTCAGGATTTGAACTAGAAGTGACTGGCGGTGGTGATGGTATGACCGTTATCGTTGCGGCTGGTACTTACCAGGAAGTTGCTCCTATTCAAATCAAACGCCGTAACGTGTCTATTATCGGCATGGCGTTGCGTAGCTGTATTGTACATCCTACTGTCGCAACACAAGGTGATCATGCAGATGGCAACCATGCGTTGTTTGAGCTGAACAGTGGATCGTTTGTGCAGAACTTGACTCTAACCGGTATGCAAGCTAGCAGTTCTGGTACAAACACTGTTGACTCTGATCTACCTACAAGACAAGGTTGGAACTTTGCGTTCTACAACGACTCAGTTATTACCAAATCCCCTTACATTCAAAACTGTACTAACTTCTCTGACAGTCAGATTGACAACAGTGATCTACGGTCACATCGTCCTCGTGGTGGTTTTGCTGGTGACCTTAGTAGCGCACCTACTGGTGGTGGTATGTTGGTGGATGGCTCTGTACCTAAATCCACAAGTTCTTTGCGGTCGATGGTTGCAGACAGTTATACCCACGTTGGTCTAAATGGTCCTGGCCTGCTTGTTACTAACAATGGTTATGCACAGTGCACGTCTAGTTACGCTTTCTTTAACAAATATCATATTAAAGCATTAAATGGTGGTCAAGCTAACCTAGCTGCATCTACTACTGACTTTGGTGATCAAGCTCTTGTTGCTAATGGTAAATCTACTGCTGCAATCTTTACTTCTAATGTAGATGGTGCAGCAAGTGACGGTGATACAACTTTTGATGTTAACGAACCTGCTGCTGGTACTGGATGGTTTGGTGATACCCAACGTCCTGCTACTAACATGTTGGTTACAGTAAATAGTATTACGTATCCTATTCTATCTGCTGTAGCTAATACTGATAGTGAAGGTGGTAGTGGTTGGACAGTTACTATTAGTCGTCCTGATCCTAATAACCGTAGCACTAACCTTGGTCTTAATGGTGCTTTAACTGATGATCTAGCTGTAGAATTCTTCTTACGTTCTCAGATCGCTTCTAGCGGTCATACCATGGAGTATGTAGGTAGTGGTACTGATTATCGTGCATTACCTGAAAACGGTGGTGTTCCTGATGAAACTAAACAAAAGACTGAACTAAACAACGGTAAGATTTGGACTGCTACAACTGACCATAACGGTAAGTTTACGATTGGCGGTAACCAAACAGATGATCCATTCTTTGAAGTAGATCAAGAGCTTGGTCTTGTCACTATTCCTGAAGGTTCTATTGCCTTTAATTTGTTGTCTGATGAGACACCACAGTTAGGCGGTAACTTGGATGTTAACAGTAACGAAATTACAAGTGCTAGTGACGGTGATGTAACAATTAACCCTAACGGTACTGGTAATATTGTACTGGATGCAAATGTTGGGATTGGAACTACGTCGCCTAATGCAGAGGTTAGTGTTCATTCAACATCTCAAAATGCTTCCGTTGAAATCACTCGTGGTGCAGTTGGCTCTGAATACGGATATAGACTTTTTGGAACAAATGGTGCCACAAATCCCGCCCTTACGTTTTTTGATGTCAGCAACGGTTCGCTCGGATCTGAGCGCATGCGTATTGACAGCTCGGGAAATGTTGGGATTGGTACGTCGTCGCCTAGCCAAAAACTTCATGTAAATGGCACAGCCTATATTGCTGATGATCATATTCGTTTGTTGTTAGATAGCGGCAACGGTCGCCTGCAAATTCGCAGTGCATCTGACGTTACTAATGTTGATCTTTATGGCAGCAATGGACAGGCATATTTTGCTGGCAACGTGGGGATTGGAACGTCGTCGCCTGCTCACCCTTTACATGTTGTTGGCACTATTAGAGCGACTACTGATTTCCAGCTGCGAGATGCAAGCAACAATAGGGTTTTAATTATTGAAGACGCTTCTAATGATGCGCGTATCTCTAATGAAGTAAACGGTGGTGATATTATTTTCCGTACAAATTCAGGCAGCAACAGCGAGCGCCTACGTATCGACAGCTCGGGCAGGCTGTTGGTTGGTACGTCTTCTACATCAAATCCTCACACTCTTCAAGTGCAAGCCTCAAGTGGTGCAGAAGCCTTAAGCGTTATTGGTAGATCAGCTGATGACCAGAGTGAAATTACTTTCTACGAAAATGATAATACAACAGTTTTAGCACAAATCCAGCAAGTAAGTGGTTACTCTGTTTTTAGGCATCGTACTGGTTATCTTCGTTTTGACTCTGGCGGGACAACCGAGCGCATGCGACTCGACAGCTCTGGCAGGTTGTTAGTGGGCACGACTACTAGCGAAACAATAAATGGCGACAACGTAAATCTGCAAATTAAATCAACAGGCGCATCCGCTGGTCTATCTATTCACAGGTCTCAAGATACTAACTCACCGCCTAACATAAATTTAGCGTTGAGTAGAGCTGGAGCTGTTGTCTCAAACAATGACCCATTAGGCGTTATTAATTTCTTTGGGCACGACGGTACTGATCTGAATAGCAGTGCTGCACAGATTGCCTGCCTTGTAGACGCCCCTCCAGGCGCTAATGATATGCCTGGTCGTCTAGTGTTCTCCACTACTACCGACGCTGCGTCTTCTCCGACTGAGCGGATGCGGATCGATGCTTATGGTCGGGTGTTTGTGGGTACGACGGTTGTAGGCGCTACTGCTGCTGATGAATTTACCATCGCGGCCGCTGGTAACTGTGGTATAACAATTAGAGCGGGAACGACAGATTATTCGACTATTTATTTTTCTGATGCTACATCTGGCACGGGAACATATGCAGGATCTATTCAATATGGCCACGATGACGACACTTTACGTTTTGGGACAGACAGTCTTGAGCGGATGCGTATCGACAGCTCGGGCAGCGTTGGGATTGGAATAACAAATCCTGGCGATTATCACGCAAGTGCTAATTCCCTGGTGACTTCTAGTGGCATTACCCTAGCCAATACATCACAAGGTTCTATCTTCTTTGCTGATAGTGCCACAGGAACAGGTGAGTACGTCGGCCAAATGAGTTATGACCACACCGATGATTCTATGCGGTTTATCACCAACAACTCCGAGAGCTTGCGTATCGACAGCTCAAGCAGGCTGCTAATCGGAAAAACAACCACTGATTTTAATACTGAGGGCCAGTTATTAAACCCTAATGGTTCGCAGGATTTAACAAGAAATGGTGGCCCAGTTCTTTTTATCAACAGAACTAGTGACGACGGAACTCTAGTTAGTTTCTATCAAGGCGGCAGCAGCGAGGGTAGTATCTCTGTTTCAGGCTCAACTGTTTCTTACAACGGTGCTCACCTAAGCCGATGGTCACAACTTGCGGGTGGGACAGAACGCACAGAAATCTTA